AACTCCACGGAGCGCACGGTGGTGGAAATGCGGCACATAGACTGCAAGCCATGGGACCAGATCGCCCGTGAAATCTACATGAGCAGGTCCGCCGTGTTCAACTACTACAACGCCGCCCTGGATAGACTGCTGGAGTTCAAGCGGACAAGGAAACTGCTGGATGATTTCCAGGAGGAAAATAAAAGGCTGTGACCTGAAAAGTGTGGACGCTTTTGGACTGTCTGATGTGATATATTGATACCATGGAAATCGGGAGGGCCACCAGGGAAATACCTGGCGGCCCTCCCCTTTCCATACCCAGGCCGGGCGGAGCGTAGGCGCGGGGGCTTTCCTCCTTTCACCCCGTAGCGTCCGTGCTGGTACTGCGGACGCAGCCCGGCGACAACCCAGCCGGGGGCGCTACTGCCGAGAGCGCCCCCGGCCTCCCAAAATCGGACGCGCACCCCCTGTTTGGGTCCTTCCTGGGGGCCGCAACCATGCGGGGCGCGGAAGGCCCGGTATTTTTCTCCAGAAAAACACTTGAAAAATGGGCCGTTACGTTACGCATTGACGGAGCGGGACGGGGGAACCCGGAACCACCCACCCCCTAAAGGGGGTGAGGTCGGAAAAATCAACGAGGAAACGAGGCTGAAAAAACGAAATCCACCACCAGGCGGAAAGCGAAACCGGCGGAGCCATCCGGCCGGAGGCGGAAAAGGGGGTGCTGCAGGTGGCTGGAACAGGTAAAAAAGTGGCGCCCAAAAAGTCCACGACGCCGGCGGTGCTGACCGGAACGGTGCCAGAGTGGGCCAATTCCACCGCAATCGCCCAACTGCTGGGGAAAACCACCCGGCGGATCCAGCAGCTCACCCAGGACGGCGTGCTGGAAACCGAGGTGCCGCCCGGCGGCGGCGCCCGAAAATATAAAACCTGCGAAACGATCCAGCGTTATATTGCCCACATCGAGCAAAAGGCCCAGGAAACTGCGGCGGCCAGCTCCACCGCAGAACTGAACCTGCGGAAGCTGGAGGCGGAGGTGGAGCTGAAAGAAAGCCAGGGCCAGCTCCACAAGCTGAAAACGGCCATTGCCGAGGGAAAATACATCAAGGCCGAGGAGGCCACCAGGGATCTGGCGGACTTCATGGCCATGTTTAAGAAATTTGCCATGAACATCCCGCCCCGCGCCGTGAAATCCATAGCCGGATATGCGGACCCGCAAACGGCCAGGGCCATGGAAAAGGCAATGCGCAAGGAGCTGGAGGACATGCTGGCCGTATTCGTTGACGCGGCGGAGATCGGACCGGAGGAGGCAGAGCCATGAGGCCGTACAGAGCAAAGCCGTACACGGTGCCGTCGTGGATTCACCGGGCGCTCCTGTCCCTGCGGCCAGCGGAACGCCTGCCGGTTTCCAAATGGGCGGAGAAATGGCGTGTCCTGCCTGACACCAACGCCATTCCGGGGCCATTCCGAAACAGCGTGACCCCGTATCTGGCGGAGATCATGGACGCTTTTTCCAACGAGGATGTGGAGCGGATCGTATTTGTGAAGCCCACCCAGGTGGGAGGCACCACGGCCCTGGAGAACATGCTGGCCAGCGCCATTGACCAGGACCCGGCGCCAGCCATGATCGTCTACCCCTCCGACAAACTGGCGGAGCGGACGGTGGAGGCGAAGCTGGAGCCGATGATCCGGCAATGTAAACCGCTGGCGGCCAAGTACCGGGAGGCGGAAAGCCAAAAGCTAAAGCTGAAATTTGAAACCATGTTTGTTTTCCTTTCGGGAGCAAACAGCCCGGCCTCCCTGTCCTCCACCCCGATCCGGTATCTGTTTCTTGACGAAGTGGACAAATTTCCGGGCGCCTCCAAAAAAGAGGCGGATCCGGTTTCCCTGGCCATTGAGCGCACCAAGACCTACACCACAAACCGCAAGATCTTTATGGCCTCCACCCCCACGCTGAAATCCGGCCATATCTGGAAAGCCAAGGAGGAGGCAGAAGCAGAAAAACATTACTTTGTGCCATGCCCACATTGCGGAGAGTACATCGAGTTTGTATTTGCACAGCTGAAATGGCCGAGCAAAGACGATGTGCCGGACAGCGCCGAGCGGGCGGAAATGGCAACCTATGTCTGCCAAGCCTGCGGGGCCGTGATCACTGACCAGGACAAGGGGAAAATGCTGGCCGCCGGCAGGTGGCAGACGGTCCGGCAGACCGCCGCCAGGCCCTCCAGCGTGGCCTATTGGCTAAACACCCTGTACTCCCCTTTCACGCGGTTTTCAGAGATTGCCAAGGAGTTCCTGCGGTGTAAGGATGACCCGGAGCTGCTGCAAAACTTTGTCAACAGCTGGCTGGCGGAGCCATGGGAGGACACCAAACTGCGGACCAATGCGGAGCTGGTGCTGGAGCGGCAGACCGAGGTGGAGGCATACGCCCTGCCGAAGTGGGCGAAGCTGATCACCGCCGGCATAGATGTGCAGGAAAATTGCCTGTACTGGACGATCCGGGCCTGGGGCGATTACATGACCAGCCAGAACATTGCCCACGGCCAGGCGCTATCCATGAACGAGGTGGCGCAGATCATGAACACCGAGTTTATACACCCGGACGGGCAAAGGCTTTTGGTGTCGCTGGCCCTGATGGACAGCGGCGACCAGACCGAGGAGGTCTACGAGTTCTGCGCCCTAAATGCGGACTGGGTGCTGCCGTGCAAGGGCGTACCCACCATGCTGTCCCACTATCGCCTGTCAAAAGTCAACAAGGCCGGCAGCAATGCCTACGGAATGGACCTGGTGCTGGTGGACGGCGGGAAGTACAAGGACATGATCGCCGCCCGCATGAGGAAGCCAAACGGAAGCGGATCCTGGATGGTCTACAAGGATTGCGATCTGGAATACGCGGAGCAGGTCACCGCGGAACATAAAGTAACCGAGCGGGCCAACGGAAAAGTGGTGCAGAAATGGGTGCCGAAAACCACCCACGCAGACAACCACTATCTGGACTGTGAGGTGTACGCCGCGGCGGCGGCGGACATGCAGGGCGTCCGGTCCCTATACCTGCAAAGCCAGGAGCCGGAAAAGCCAAAGAAGCCAAAGCCGGAGCCTGCACCGACCCCGGAGGAAAACTGGATCCGGCAAAATGAGAGCTGGGTATAAAAACGGGAGGGCGAAATGGAAAGTACACAAATGAAGCCGGCGGAACTGCTGGAGCAGGTCAATACGGCCATTGCGGCGGTGCTGGTGGGCGGCCAGTCCTACAAGATCGGCAGCCGGTCCCTGACGCGGGCGGACCTATCCATGCTGAAAGCCATGCGGGATGATCTGGAGGCCCAGGTGGCGGCGGGGACCCCCTCCCACCTGCTGGATCGGACCTTTGTGGCCTACTTTGACGGGAGGTGACCGTGCCGCATGGGATTTTTGGACAACATCATCACCGCAATTTCGCCGGAAAGGGGCTACCGGCGGGAGGCATGGCGGCAAGCCCTGGAGGAGCTGCGGGGATATGACGCGGCCAGCCATGGGCGCCTAAATGCCGGGTGGCGGGTTTTCAACGAAAGCGCGGAATTGACAGACCGTTACAGCCGGGATGTGATCCGCGCCCGCGCCCGCGACCTGGAACGCAACAGCGACATTGCCCAGTCTGTGATCCACGCCTTTCGGCGGAATGTGATCGGGAAAGGCTATAAACTCCAGCCAAAGACAGAAAGCGAGCTGTTAAACGACCAGCTGGACAAGCTGTGGAAACAGTGGTGCCGCAAGGAAAACTGCGACATAACCGCATCACAGTCTTTCAACCAGATCGTGCGCATGGCCGTGACACGGAAGCAGGTGGACGGCGGGATCCTGTTCATCAAGCGATACACGAGGGGCGGCCTGGTGCCGTTCAAGCTCCAAATGATCGAGGTGGACGAACTGGACACCACCGCCTCCATCCCCAGGCACAAGGGCAACACCGTGGTGGGCGGGATCGAGTACGATCCGGCACGCCGGGCGGTGGGCTATTTCATCCAGCAGTACGATGTGGAGGGCTGGAAGCTGACCACCCCGGTGTACATCGAGGCCAAGCATGTGATCCCGTACTGGACCAAGAGCCGCCCCAGCCAGCTGCGTGAGGTTTCGGACCTGTCCCCCACCATTACGCGGGTACGGGACACAAACGAATTTATCACCGCCGTTTCCGTCAAGGAGCGGATCGCGGCCTGCCTGGCCGTGTTCATTAAGCGGGCGACCCCTACGGGCGGATTTGGCCGCGGCGGCGTGGTGTCCGGCGGGGACCGGGTGACCTACGAGGGAAAGAGCCTGACCCCCGGCATGATTAAGGAAATGAATGTGGGGGACAGTATCGAAACTGTGGAGCCGAAAAGCGCGGGATCGGACGCCTCCCAATTCCTGAAAATGCAATGGCGTTTGATCGGAGCCGGACAGGGCATGAGCTACGAGGCCACCAGCCGGGACATGTCGGAAAGTAATTATTCCAGCGCACGGCAGGGAGCGAATGAGGATGAAGCCACATTCGAGGCGGAGATTGAGCTGCTGACCGAGATCATGAGCGAGATCTACGAAACCTTTGTTATTTCCTGTTATCTCACCGGGCTGATCAACCCGCCCGGATTTTGGGATAAAAAGGCGGATTACCTGGCGCATAAATGGGTGCAGGCACCGAAAAAATGGATCGACCCGGCCAAGGAAACCACCGCCACAAAAACCGCCCTGGCAACGGGCCAAAAGACATTCCAGGATGTCGCAGCCGAACAGGGCAAGGACTGGAAAGAGGTCGTGAACGAAATGGCCGAGGTCCTGAAATATGGCCGTAAAGCCGGCATTGAGATGGGAGGTGTAATTTATGGCCAAGGAGCAGCAGCACAGCAGAACACCGGAACCCAGGGACAAGAGCCAGGGAACCAGGAGCATGGGGCAAATTCTGGCCCGACAGGAGGAGGGGCAGGACAGCCGCCGGAGGACAATTAGCTTTTCCAGCGAAACGCCATACCGCCGCTATTTCGGCATGGAGATCCTGGACCATGCAGAGGGCGCCGTAGACCTGGGGCGCCTGAACAGCGTGGGTGTCCTGCTTTTCAACCATGATGTGGACAGGGTGGTGGGCCGCGTGGTCCGCGCCTGGGTGGAAAACAACCGCGGCATGGCAGAGGTGGAATTTGACACCGACGCAGACGCGGAAAAGGTTTTCAGCAAGGTGCAGAGCGGGACCCTGAAAACCACATCGGTGCGTTACAGCGTGGACAGCTGGGAGGAGGTGCGGGCCGGGGCCACATCGGCAGATGGACGCTTCACCGGCCCCTGCCAGATCGCCAGACGGTGGACGCCCCTGGAGATCTCCGTTGTTTCCGTGCCGGCAGACGCAACCGTGGGTGTGGGCCGATCCAGTGAAAGCGCAGACACACCGGACCTGTCCGCATACGAGCGGCAGATCCAGGTAAACAAAAACAATTTCAGGAGGTAAGAAAGCATGAACATTCAGGAAATGATCGCCCGGCAGCAGGCGATTGTGGACGGCGCCCGGAACGAGGGCCGGGGCCTGACCCGCGAGGAGCAGGCGGAGTTTGACCAGCTCCAGGGAAAGATTGACACCGCCCGGAACGCGGGAGGTCAGGACGGCCACCAGGGCGGCGGAGAACCCCCTGCGGAGGGAAACCGCGGAGCCGGTGAGCCTGCCGGCGCAGAGGGCCAGGACGGCGGAAGCGACGCAACCCGCCAGGCGGCGGTGCAGGCAGAGCGCCAGCGAAACAGCGAAATTGTGGCCCTGTGCCGGCAGGTGGGCATGGATCCGGCGGAGTACATCCGCGGCGGCCAGACCATGGACCAGGTGCGCCAGGCGGCGGTGGAGTTCATGATCTCCCACGGCGGCCCCGTGGGCACCCGGACCGATGACGGCCAGGGCAATGAGTTCCGCAACGCGGCGGTGGACGCCCTGCTGCTGCGTGCCGGCGTCCCTGTGAGCAATCCGGCCAGAGAGGCGGACAGCCTACGCGGCATGTCTGTGCGGGATCTCATGATCGAGTGCATGGCCCGGAGCGGCGAGGGGTCCACCACCTCCCTGCTGCGCATGGGCAAGAACGACCTGTGGGACATGGCGGTGCGCCAGTTCCTTTCCCCCACGGCCTCTTTCCCCGCCATTCTGGATCAGGCTATCCAGAAATCCATTGTACACCAGTACCAGCTTGTGCCCACCACTTATGACCTGTGGACCAGCAAGGGCAGCCTGCCGGACTTCAAGCCCAGCAAGGCCCATGAATACACCATCGGCGGCGGCCAGTTCGACAAGGTGACCGAGGGCGGAGAGCTGAAGCACAGCACCCTGGACACCGACATGAACCCCCTGCGCAAGCTGGACACCTACGGGACCCAGTTCACCATGACCCGTGAGGCGTTCATCAATGATGATATTGGCTTTTTGTCTGAAATGCCGGGCCAGTACGCCCGCGTGGCAAAGCGGAAGATCAACAAGCAGGTGTATGAGGTCATCGTGAAGAACCCCGCCGTATATGACGGCGTGACCCTGTTTGAAGCCGACGCACACAAAAACTTGATCGCCACCGGCACCGCCCCCACCATTGAGAGCGTCCAGAAAATGATGATGAAGCTGCTGCGCCAGACGGATCCTTTCGGGGAAAGCATTATGGTACAGCCCAAGTACATTCTGGTGCCCGTGGGGTACGGTTTCCTTATGTCCCAGCTGCTTGAAACCGCGCAGGTGGATGTGGACGGCATTGGCAGCCACACCGCAAACGCGCTGTACAAGTACCGGACCCAGCTCCAGGTTGTGGAGGAGGGCGCGA